GAACGACTGTGCAGGTATATGGACAATGCATTGGACGTTCCACCGCTGTATCCTCAGTAGTTCCGACCGTCATTTCGGAAGTTGTCACTGAGGTTACAGGAGTTCCTCGCCAACATGGGCCCCCGAAGTTTAAGGGTCCAGATGGTAAGTCAGCTTGGTATCCTTGGCGTGAAAGTTTGAATAAGAGTGGGAAAACTACGATTGGTGTTCCTGGCCGCGCGTTAATTCGCGCTGTCGAGGATTATCAACGCCCTCTTATAGGACTTTTGCACCAGCAAGCCTGGTGGCGCACAGAAATCATGCCGCTTAGTAAGATACAGAATGTAAGTGGTATTGATGGCAAGAAATTTATCAAAGCCATGGCACCCAGCACTTCTGTGGGTTTTCCTTTGTCCGGTTCTAAGTCAAGTTATATGATAGATTTGGATCCAGAGTTGTTCCCATCACATTCTTGTCCGCGCGCAGTGGATGATATGTTTTGGAAAGAGGCTCAGAATATGGAGCGTAAGTATCTCCTTGGTGAGAGAGCTTACCCCGTGTTCAAGGGATGTTTGAAGGACGAACCCACTAAAGTCAGTAAGGATAAGGTAAGAGTGTTTCAAGCTGCTCCATTAGCTTTTCAACTTTTGATTAGGAAATACTATTTACCAATTGCCCGTTTCATGAGCTGTAACCCACTCGTATCAGAGTGTGCTGTCGGTATAAATGCTGTTGGCCCGGAATGGGATCAGCTAACCCGGCACGTAAAACGGTTCGGCTCTGACAATATCTTGGCAGGAGATTATAGTAGTTATGATTTGACTATGTCTCCACAATTGATGTTTGCAGCTTTTAGCGTGATGGTAAAGATCGCAGAAGAAGCAGGATATCAGCCAGTTTGTCTTACAGTCATGAAACATTTGGCAACAGATGTGTGTTATCCAGTCGTGGCTTATAATGGTGATTTGGTAGAACTTTTGGGATCAAATCCGTCTGGACAGAATTTAACAGTTTACGTTAATTCAATCGTGAATTCGTTATTGTTCAGAGCAGGATATTTTACCATGTGTGGTTTGCATGCTGCACCGTTCAGAACGCGCGTTTCTCTCATTACGTATGGGGACGATGCTAAGAGTTCGGTGCATGACGATGTTCGGTACAATTTTGACCACATTAAGTTTGCCAAATTTCTGGATGGTGTCGGGATGAAGTTTACTATGCCTGACAAAAATTCAGAAGCCACTGCATTTATGACCGATGAAGATGCTGATTTGTTGAAACGGAA